TGCCGATATCAACGAGGGCTTCGCTCTTAACGATATCCAAAACGGTATCAGAGGTATTCAGCAGGGTATCTGTGACAGCACATATGCACTTAACAATACCATGCAGAGTGGCTTCAACGGCATGAACGTTGGAATGCTTCAGGGCTTCAATGGCGTTCAGCAGGCAATTAACGCTGATACTGTAGCCGGTATGCAGAATACCAATGCATTACAGTCTCAGTTAGCAAATTGTTGCTGTGAAACAAGGGAAGCTATCCAGGGTATCAACTACAACTTAGCTACCAACACTTGTGCTCTTCAGAACACAATGAACAACAACACCAGAGACCTTCTGGAAAATCAGAACAGCAACACCAGAGCAATCCTTGATTTCTTGACAAATGATAAGATTGCAACATTACAGGCAGAGAACTCTGATCTGAAACGTGCTGCATCTCAGGATCGCCAGAGCGCACTTCTTACAACTGCAATGGCATCTCAGACACAGCAGTTAATCAATGCAATCAATCCGGCAGCTATCCCGGCATACGTTGTTCCGAATCCGAACACCTACTACGGTGGATGCAACGGATACAACAACGGTTGCTGCTAAGTAACTCACCCTTAGAGGTTGACTAATTCTAAGAGGTGGGTTACGGCTCACCTCTTATTTGATTGAGAGGTAGAAGTATGAGTTGTAAAAATGTTTGTAAACTCTGCAATCATCTTGTGATAAGCCAAGCTGTTGCGTTTACCGGTGGTAATCTTATGATTACACTTCCAGCAGGTAGTTATAACAATGGTGAAAAATATTGCATTGTGATTGCACAGAGCATACCAGAAACCACTACGATTAACGCTCCGGTGGTGATTCAGATAGGAACGGGAACAACCCTGTATCCATTACAGAATCGTTGCTGTGCACAGGTTACGGCTTGTGGCGTAAGAACCAGAACGAAGTACGCAACCAGAGTAGCTACGAGTGCAACTGGTGGAGTATTCAAGATGTTAGGGAATCCGGCTTGTAGTCCGAATAACAATTTGACAGCAATTAATGGTACAGCCCCAACAGCAGATACACCTGTTACACAGGCTGTTAGAAAGGGGGCACTGTAATGCATAAAGTTGCAATGGAAATGGGAAAATGGGCTATGGAAAAAGCCAAGACGCATGGCTTCGATAATCTCAGTGCTCAAGACTGGGACGATCTGAAGGACTGCATGGAAGCTGTAAAGTGTGCAATTTGTGCAGACAAAGATTACAGAATCGTAGAAGCTATGGATGAATGCGAACAGGAAGAAAAGTATCTTGGACGCATGGGATATGACAGATATCGTTATTCCAATGGCAGATTTGCCCCAAAGGGCAGAGGAAGCCGTATGGGATATAAGCCGTACCTGTACATGGAAGATGATGACTGGATGGAAGAGTATCTGAACAATCCAGAGTTTGAACGCAATATGTACCGCATGGGTTATCATCCGGATCGCAGTAACATGAGGATGGATGGAACGAACCGTCAGCAGTCCAGATACGGCGAAACCTATGACAGATACAGCGAGAATCGCAGGCATTACCATGATTCCAAAGATGCAGATTCAAAACAGAAGATGGACAGTTCAATGAAAGAGTACACGCAGGATGTTATCCGTACCATGTCTGAGATGTGGTCGGATGCAGATGCGACCCTTAGACAGCAGATGAAAACTGATCTGACTAAGCTTCTTCAACAGATGAACTAAAAACAAGGCCCTTGCTACAGAAATGTGGTAGGGGCTTTTTGGTTTAAAGGCGGTGGTTTTATGCTAAGACAATTTTACATGAACGGGCAAAAATGGAAAGTTCGGTTCACTTATCCGGAGAATCCAGTGCTGGTTGACCGTACAGGTACTATGACCTGCGCTGTGACGGATGGAAACACAAGAATTATTTGGATTTCTGACGCTATTTCGGACGAATTTCTCACAAGGGTAGTTTTACATGAACTGAGTCATGCAATGATGTTTTCAAGTGGATTTCTTAAAGAACTACATAGACTTGTACCACGTGAGAATTGGGTAGAAGTAGAAGAATTGATTGCCAATCTGATTGCCGACAAAGCAAGGCAGATTTTTGAAATCGCATATGAGATTGTAGGGGATGAAGCGATACATTTTGTTCCGTATCTACTGGAAAAAGTGGCGTAGGACAGATTGTTTCTTATTGCGGTGACCAGAGATATTTTTGGAAATCAATTTATATATGCGCCCCCCCTGTCAGAACAGAAAGGATATTTGTATGAGAATTTTAAAATTTAAAGTTGAAAACCAAAAAATATACCAAGACCCAAGTTGCGATTTTACTGGACTTGTAAAAGGAACTTCTGGATATTTAAAAGCGTTCTTTTCTTTTTCACCTGAATGGAATGGATGCAAGATAGCAGCTTCTTTTTGGCGGATGGACAAAGAATATCCGATATTGGTACAAAATGGACAATGTGAAATTCCATCTAAAGCTCTTGCGTGGGATTATTTTGGGGTTTCGGTCACAGGTATAAAAGACAACGGTAAATTTATTATAACATCAGATAAAATAACGATTCCACAACGGGGGTAGAAAAATGACATCAGCACTTGATTTACTTATGGATTCAGATTCAACAGCAGAAACAACTACATTATTAGAAAGCAACGGAATATGCACAATTGACTCCAAAACACGAACTATTTTTGTGCCTTCAGAAATCGTAGTTGGGGCGGTGCAATCTGACAAAAATGCAGAACGAATTAAATTTTCTTGCCCGAAGATAGTGGGAGATAATCTTGATTTATCAAAATTTTCAATTCGAATCAACTTTGAAAATGTAAGTAGCGTAGATCCAGACATTTCCATAAAAGACCAATACATTTGTGAAGATGCTTCTATAAACGGAGATAACATAACATTTTCATGGGTTATTGGAAAAAACGCCGCGCGATACATGGGAACAATAAGATTCATTGTCTGCGCTGTTAAGACAGATTCTGATTCAAATATCAGTATTGAATGGAACACTACCGTAGCGCAAATTCCTGTTTTAGAAGGAATCGAAGTTGACCAGCCATCTCTTGATGAAAACAACAAAGATATAATTAATCAACTTCTGGCTATTACCAAAACTGCATCTGACGAGGCGGTGAAAAATGTAAATTCCGCAAAAGAACAAGCCATTACGGACATTCAGAATGTTTTACAGCCAGATAAAACTCTTACCGTTGAAGGCGGTATTGCCGATGCAAAAGCCACAGGAAATGCGATTAGTTCATTAAGGGAAGATAAAGTTGGTGCGTATTTAACGATTACTTCATCTGAACAGCTTAGTTCGTTGGCTGATGCAGAACCAAATAGAATTTATTTAATTGGTATTGATAAACCGGATACATTACCTGATTTCCCATCTGATAATCAGTGGGGAACACTAATAACTTTTAACCATTTAAGTGATAAAAATGATGGTACGTTGCAAATTTTCAGTGAAGGAACTAAAAACGATTTTTATATTAGGCAATCGTGGAATAGTGAATTTGGTTCTTGGACTAAAATATTTGATGCTAGAAGCGATATAACTAACCTGTGGAAATATATGATGTTATATATTGCCGTGTGGATAGGCGTTAATGGTACAGTGAGTCCACCTTATGACGACATAAACACTTTTGAAACAGGTAGTATTGTATCCGGCGAATTAAAAAATGTTAAAAATACAGTAATTGATTATGGTCTCGTCATTACATTAGGTGATAAAAACCAAACTAATTATAATAAAGGTGTTATACAAATAGCTGCATCTATAGAAGATTCGTTTATTAGATGTAATTTTGGTGGTTGGGGAGAATGGATTAATTTAAAAGTAGATACATCTAATTTTGTTAAAATCACAGATACGTATAACCCAAACATTTCAATGTTTGAAAATATTGGTGTTATAGGTGATAGCTATTCAAGCGGTGGTATGGTTATTAATGGTGAAATTGTGGTTAAGTATGGTTTAAGTTTCCCGCAAGTTTTAAAACGTCAAACTGGCGTTGATTTTGTAAATTATAGCTTTGCAGGTGCTACTTGTAAAACATGGCTCACAAATACAAGTTATGGTTTAAGCAAATTAAAATCAGAGACTAAAAAACAACTATATTGTATATGTTTAGGGATTAATGATGCTGATGGGCAAGAAACACAGCCTACTGGAACAATAGATGACATTAAAGAAAATTACAATGAAAACCCAAACACCTTTTTTGGCAATATGGGAAAGATAATAAGTGAACTTCAAGAATATTCACCAAAATCAAAAATACTCATTTTCGGAATACCCAAAAAACAAAGTCAATATGTTGATTATAGCGTGCATATAAAACAAATAGCTAATAAATTTAATTTGCCTTATGTGGACAGTATGTCAAATAGCTTTATATCATCTGATGATTTTCAAAATAATATGAGTGGTGGACACCCCCTTGCTGTCGGATATTCAAGGATGGCTGTTGCTATTAAGGAATTAATAGAAAAAGCACTGTTAAACAGTTATTTCAGTGATTACACAGGTGATGTTTAAAAAATTAACTAAAGGAAGCTTTAATTAATTTATCTTAAATTAAAAAAAGTCCCCAG